CCGATCCAGGATCTCCCTGTCCCGACTGGTACTGACGATCCGGATGTCCCTGGAGACATGACTGCTCTGGCCACTGCGCTGGAGAAGAAGCTGGTCATGGTGTTCAACAACACCACTGATCGCAGCACTCGGGTATCCGCACCGGTGGAGGGGATGTTCTGTTACCTGAAGGACACCAACACCTTCCACGTCTATGACGGTTCTGCCTGGGTGAGTGCGTACCCTGCTCCCCCGACCTTCCGGACTGGAACCACCACCCCCTCCAACACTCTGGGCGTAGACGGTGATGTCTACTTCAAGGTCTAGCTATGACTGGGTACTTCAAGGAGGGTGGTGTCTACACCCCCGCTAGCCAGATCTGGGTGAAGCAGCAGGGGGTCTGGCTCCAGGTCAACGATGGCTACGTCAAGGACGCTGGGCAGTACAAGAGCTTTCACCACTTCGACTCCACTCCGCCTGACCCACCGGTGATCACCTTGCAGCGGATCGAGACCAACGCGGGTGGGCGGTATATCAAGGTAGGAGCTCGTGCTTCAGGAGCTGGGCACGACAGCAACCTGAAGCGGATCCGGATCCTGACCACCTACAACGGGAAGGCTCCCACCACCCAGTTCGGGGGTACCTATACCTCTGCCTCGGATGCTGACTGGCCTGATGAGCCGTGGTCGGAGTGGCGATACAACGGGTTCGGAAGCGGGAAGTCCCATCAGGACTCTTCGGTGGAGAACTACAAGCAGTGGACCCGGAATCCGAACTCAGAGACCAACCTGCCCGAGGGAAGGTACTACTTCTCGGGGTGGGCAGAGGACTTCAGTGGGAACTGGTCAGTTGGTAACCACACCTTCATTGACATGCCGAAGCGGAGCGTGGACGCAGCCAACTACATCAAGAAGGAGATGCGGATCCGGGCAAACGGGTCTGGAAGTTGGACTGGCGGGCAGATGGTCTCGGGTCAGTTGGAGCAGCGCTACAGCTCTCCATCCTCTCGTGGCTTCTACTTCTATGGCCACGACATCACCAACAACATCGGCTCTCAGGGCACGCCGACCATCAAGAGCGCTCAGATCTACCTGTACCGGGGGGAGGACAACGGCAAGCCCAGCGCCAATGTCTACCTGTTCCGGCACGACGAACCCTCCATCTCGGGCCTGGTTACCCAGCCTGCACGGAGCGAAGTGACCAAGATCGGCACCATCGCCAAGGGCGAGGGAAAGTGGTTCGACATCCCCGAGGCGTACTGGCCGAACCTTGAAGCTGACGACATCAAGGGTTTCGGGCTGGAGAATAAGGATCCCGTGAAGGCGTCAGGTTTCCCAGAGGACTACTCGGTGATCAAGTCCATAGGAGAGCTGCCGCGCTCAGGTGAAGTCAACCTGGTGTGGACGGAGAAGCCCTAGGAGGCACAGTGCTGAGCGAACGCACGCGCACTGTGGTGATCGCTGTAGTGACAACGGTCTGGGCAGCCAACTTCCTGGCAGGGATACTGATCGAAGGATATCGGCCCTCGGAGTCGATCAATGGGATTTTCATGGCCATCGTGGGGGGCCTGTTTGCACTGGGAGCTCGGGAAGGAAATAAGAAGGACGGAAGTGACTAGGTGCTCCAGTACCTCACGGAGAGTGCAGTCTGGTCGCTCGGCGGGCTGTTCGTCGGTTATGTGCTCGGGCGAACCGAGCGTGAGGTGCGCGAGGTGCTGAAGAAGGAAGAGGACCGCAATGATGGTGGCAGCGACTCGTAGAGAGAACCGGTTCCAGATCCTGATCGGAATCGTGGTTCTCCTGCTGGCGGCAGCGTCAGTGGCTCAGGCTGCCTACTTCTTCGGGAAGATGACCGAACAACAGGACTGCATCGCCACTGCCTTCCAACGTCAGAATGAAGTGCTGGTCGAACGCACCAGGTTCTCCAACCGTGAGTCTGAACTCACCCGGGATGCGATGTTGTCCTTCTCTGAGGCTGCCGAACATCCTGAGGCCGACAACCAAAAGGAACTGATCGCTGCGCTGTTGAACTACAAGCGGGAGATCAAGGAGGTTGCCCAGGATCGAAGGAAGAACCCACTCCCGAAGCTGCCGGAGGGAGTCTGTCGATGATCGCTGATGGCATTTCTTGGTTCCCGCAGCAGTACGCGGCTCTGTTCATCCTGGCCAAAGGCCTGTTGGCGATGGTCTCCACGATCATGTTGCTGGTCCACATGAACCTGACCTGGGATCGCATCTCAGCTACCGCAACAGGATGGGGGCAACGCCTCAGGTATCTATCCTTGCTGGGGTTCTCGGTTCTGGTCACTGGGGCTACTGCTGAACAGTTGGCTGAGAATTCTCTGGTCGGATACCGGCATCTGGGATCCCTCACTGTGATCGTCTTCCTGATCGTGGCGATGTCCTTCTCTCTGAAGGAGGACTATGAACAGCGACACCACCCTAAGTAGGGCATCGTGAAGCGCGGGATCGGAGTCTTTGTCGCACTATTTGTAGTGCTCTCTATTGGCACGATCTGGCAGATGTATCAGACCCGGGAGAACCTCAACCGGGCGCGATCTGATCTGGCGACTCTCTCTGTCTCTCAGGCACAGACCGCTGAGCAGGCCAGCGCCCTAGCAGCTCAGGTGGAGTCCTTAGGTAAGGATCCAGTAGTAGATCCCGAGGACATCGATGAGCCGGTACCTATTGAAGGTCCAGCAGGACCACAGGGTATCCCCGGGACAGAGGGAGCCGAGGGACCAATTGGCCCGCAAGGACCTAGGGGACCACAAGGGCCTAGAGGTCCACGGGGTCTCCAGGGATCTGGTGGTACGGACGGAGACGTGGGACCTGTTGGCCCACCTGGGCCGGTTGGTGCTGATGGGGTCGTAGGCCCACAAGGAGTTCCAGGACCGGTAGGCCCACCGGGACCTCAGGGAGAGCCTGGCCCACAGGGTCCACCCGGTCCAGCTGGTCCAGCAGGCCAGCCAGGCGCTAGTGCCTTCCCGTTCACATTCTCGTTTACCGTGCAGACTAGCCCGGTGCAGTCCACTACTTACACTGTGACTTGTAACCAGAATGGCTGCACCGTGCAGTCCGAGGAGAACTGATGTCAGATCCGATTGGTCCCAAGCAACTGTTGTCACAGTTCAAGAAGTGGGACGTGAAGTACCGAGAGGTCGAGGGCTGGCGTACCTACGGCCGGGATGACGAGACCGGCCTGAAGTTCGGTCCGGTCTTCGGCTGCGTTACCCACCACACCGGGACCGATGCTCCGGACATCAACAACCGACACCTGATCAAGAACGGTCGGTCTGATCTCCCTGGCCCGCTCGCCCACTTCGGGCTGAACGACGATGGCACGGTGGACATCATCTCTATAGGACGAGCTAACCACGCCGGTGGTGGTGATCCTGATGTCCTCACCGCAGTGAAGCTGGAGAACTACGACCTGAAGCCCCCACCCACTGACAAGCACCAGGGTGAGGCGGGAGCAGCGGACGGTAACGACTGCTTCTACGGGGTGGAGTGCTACTACTCCGGTGGTCATCCGATGACCAAGGCTGCCTACACCTCGCTGGTGAAGCTCTGGGCTGCGATCTGTGATCACCACAGCTGGAGTGCCAAGTCGGTGATCGGACACGGCGAGTGGAGCGACTACAAGTGGGATCCGGGCAACGTCTCCATGATCGGACTGCGCCGGGACATCCAGCAGGCGCTGAACGCAAAGAAGGTAGAAACCCTGATGCCCAAGACCAAGACGCCCCACATCACCGAGGCGATCAAGAAGAACATCTCGTACGCCAAGGCTCTGGATGAAATCCGCAAGAAGGGTGGCGGGTTCCAGGCTGACCTAGACAAGTACTCGGGCGAGCTGAAGCAGCAGCGCAGACGGTTGCGCGAGGAAGAGGAGATCGCCAAGTGAACCCCCTAGAGCAGTACCCCGAGGCCCGGAAGGTCCTGTACCTGATCCAGTGGATCACCACTGGCCTGACCGCTCTCGGCGGTATCTACTTCGCCACCATCCAGGAGCCGACCCCACAGTGGTTCACCCTGGTGGTGGCACTGCTGGCCTTCGTCTGGTCTTACACCGGGATCACCGCCCAACAGAACGTGACCACCAGAGGAGGTGACAACGGAATGTTTGGGAACCCTTTGGAGCGTGAGCCAGTGGAACGCGACGAGCAGGGAGTCTACCGGTACGACAGTGCGGGTGGCGTGATCATCCTGGTCCTCGCCATCGTCGGCATCGTCCTGCTGATCCTGCTGCTCGCAGACAAGGTTTAGAGTGTAATTGACAGGATGCCCTGGACTAGGGAGGACGGATGCAGACGGTTCAGATAAACGGACGGTTCGTCCTCCCTAGCGGGCAGCCAGCAGATGGCAAGGTCACCTTCATCCCAAGCCGCCTCTGGTATGAAGAGGACGGGGTGCTCTATGCCAATATCGCCCGTGAGGTAGAGCTGGTGAACGGGAGGTTCTGCATAGATCTCTCTCGCACCGACACCGAGATCCCCTGGCACTACACCGTGATCTGTCCGGTGGGTAAGTGGACGGTGTTCCTCACCGGTGAGGGTCCCCTGCAGTTGCGGGATTTACTACCTAAGAGGCTCGCGTGAGCGTCATCCTCGAACGAGGGCCAAAGAACGACGAGGAGTTGTGGTACCTCACTCAGGCTCTCTGGGATCACAAGATCCCTCGCACCAAGGTGTGCGATGACCACGATGCGCCGTTCGATGCCTTCGCTACGGCCTACTTCAACAGGGAACCGCAGATCCTCATCCACGGTTCCCGAGGCTTGTCTGGAAAGTCCCGATTGCTCTCCATCCTCGGCCTGACCATGGCTGCGGTGAAGGGTTCTGACGTGAACATCCTGGGCGGGTCACTGAACCAGTCGGTCAACATCCACAACACCATCCGCGACGCCTGGGAGTCAACACACGCTCCTCGGTATCTGATCCGGGATGAGAGCTCCACTCGGATCCGGCTGAAGAACAAGGCGGTGATCCAACCGCTCACCGCCTCCCAGAAGACCGTCCGTGGTCCGCACCCGGAGACCCTGCTCCTGGATGAGATCGATGAGATGGACCAGGACATCTTCGATGCGGCCAAGGGTCAGCCGATGCCGCAGAAGAACTGGCGCGGGGAGTGGAACATGGCGCAGACCGCCATGTCCTCTACCTGGCAGTACCCGGACAAGACCTTCGCCAATGAGTACGCCCGCTTCCAGGAGGAGAATCTCCCGATCTACACCTGGTGCTACCGGGAGACGATGAACCCCATCGACGGCTGGTTGATGCCGGAGTTCGTGGAGCAGAAGCGTCGAGAGATCCCAGCTGAGATGTGGCGAGTGGAGTACGAGCTGGGTGAGCCCTCGATTGGTACTCGTGCCTTCGACTCCGTCGCAGTAGAGCGCACCTTCGAGGAAGACTGGAAGGACAAGGACGCCTACCCCCAGGAGCACTACAAGGAGAAGGTGCAGCGGGAGTACCAGGAGTACCGGTTCGACATCCCTCGGATGGATCGGGAGTACGTGGTCAGCGCGGACTGGGCCAAGGCGATGGACTGGACGGTGATCACCGTCTTCGATGTCACTCATCTTCCGATCCGGGTTGTCTACTGGATCCGGATGCGCAGGCGTCCCTACCCGGTGATGATCAAGGCGTTCAACGAACTGATGAAGCGGTACAACGCCCAGGCCATCCACGACGCCACCGGCCTCGGTGGTGTGGTCCACGACTATCTGGACCAGCGGGCGCGTGGCTTCCTGATGACCGGACAGCAGCGTGACAACATGCTCAGTGAGTACATCTCCGCTGTGGAGAACGACCGGATCCGAGCCCCTCGGATCAACACCTTCTACAAGGCACATCTGTACTGCTCGGTGGATGATGTTTACTCCCGGGGCCAGGAGTTCCACCTCCCAGATGAGGTTTGCTCGATGGCTCTGGCCTGGAAGACCGTCTCTGCGATGGCCCCAGCGGTGATCCCGTGGGCCAGCGAGAAGCAGGATGACATGGTGACCTGGATGGAGAAGGAGATGCGGGAGAACCATGCTGCCAACCGCACTGGCTCCTGGAACGTCGAGCAGGTCCGGAACAAGACACTAGAGGCCGAGCAGGAATACAACCTGATGGTCTGATCGACAGGTAGGAGACACTGGGGATATGCCGAGTAACAACCTTCCTGTTGGCGACAACATCTTCGATGATGCTGCCGATGTAGAGCCCCCCAAGAATGTGGGGCCGATGATCGAGCTCGGCGTCACCGGTCTGAAGCGCACGGCCGGTTACATCGATGAGGAGTTCCTCCCGGCACTGCGCGGGCGTAAGGCCGTCAAGGTCTACCGCGAGATGTCGATGAACGACTCGATGGTCGGAGCGTTGCTGTTCGCCATCGACAAGCTGGTGCGGGAGGTGGAGTGGAAGGTCGTCCCCTGCGACCAGACCGAAGAGTCGGTGATGGCCCAGGAGTTCCTGGAGTCCTGCATGGAGGACATGTCCCACTCCTGGGATGACTTCATCGGGGAAGTGCTCTCGATGATCACCTACGGATGGTCCTGGCACGAGATCGTCTACAAGCGCAGGCTCGGCCCCTGGCAGAAGGACCCCAAGAAGCGGTCTAAGTATGAGGACGGTCTGATCGGCTGGCGGAAGATGCCGATCCGTTCCCAGGAGACGCTGATGCGCTGGGGCTTCGACAAGACCGGTGGGATCCGGGCGATGGTGCAGATGGCCCCGCCCACCTACCAGGCCACCACGCTGCCCATCGAGAAGAGCCTGTTGTTCCGGACCAATCTGTCCAAGGGCAATCCAGAGGGGCTTTCCCTGCTCCGGACCGCCTACCGCTCCTGGTACTTCAAGAAGCGCCTGGAGGAGTTCGAGGCTATCGGTGTGGAGCGTGACCTGGCTGGTATGCCGGTGGGGAAGGTCCCTGCCCACTTCCTGCTGGCGGAGAAGGGCACACCGCAGGCGAAGACCGTGGACGCCTTTCGGAAGATGGTCCGTGGTGTTAGACGGGATGAGAACGAGGGTCTGGTTCTCCCGGTCGAATACGACCCCGAGACCAAGCAGCCGCTCTACGAGTTCGAGCTAATGGCCTCCTCGGGGTCACGTCAGTTCGATACCAATTCGATCATCCAGCGCTATGAGCAGCGGATCCTGATGAGTGTGCTGGCCGACTTCATCCTGGTTGGACACGAGCAGGTCGGTACCTACTCCATGCACACCGACAAGACCGGTATCTTCCGGGCTTCCCTGAACGCCATCGTCAAGGCCATTGCCGACACTCTGAACCGGTACGCCGTCCC